AACCTGTCATTGTAAATGAAACTTATATTGGCAGTTATATTGATAGTGAATTAGGAGGCAAACACGTCTCTAATAAGAGTTATGAGAAATATTACGGAAAGATGATAAAGCCTACATGGAACTCGAAAACGTAATTTATAAATTACAAAGAGGTCTTCAAAATAGAATTAATCAACTCTCCATGTCTATTACGACAGGTGGTGTTGACAATATGGAGACATACAAGTATATAATAGGTCAAATTCATGCACTGGAATCAGTGAAACAGGAACTCTCTAGCCTGCTTGAAAATAAGGAGCAAAATGAAGGAACAGTCGTCGACATCAGAAAACCCAAAACTTAGACCGGCTTTACAAGAAAAATACAAAGAAGAAACCGAAAAGCTCCCAAAACCAACAGGATGGAGAATTATTGTTTTGCCATTCAGAATGGATGAAAAAACAAAGGGAGGAATTTTAGTGGGACAAGACACGTTGGACAAACAACAAGTTGCGTCTCAGTGTGGTAATGTACTTGCAATGGGACCACAGTGTTATAAGGATAAAGAACGTTATCCTGATGGTCCGTGGTGCAAGAAGGGAGATTGGGTGATCTTTGCCCGTTATGCAGGATCACGCATACAAATAGAAGGTGGGGAAATCAGGTTGTTGAATGAGGATGAAATTTTGGCAACCGTCAAGAATCCAGAGGATATCTTGCATAAATTTTAATCATAGGAGGAAACTATGCCAGAAGAAAATAAGATAAAGAAAGAGGATCCGAAGGTGGATTTGGATACATCCGGCCCAGAGGTCGATGTAACTTTACCTGAAGACAAGACAGAAGTAGTCACGGAACAGGAACCAGTAAAGGAAGAAACAGTAAAAGAAGTAGCCAAGGAAGAAGTAAAAGAAGAACCAAAAAAAGAAGAAGATACTAAACTTGAGGACTACAGCAAAGGAGTTCAAGCAAGAATTGCCAAGTTGACTCGTAAGATGCGTGAAGCGGAACGAAGAGAAGCCGCTGCAACAGAATACGCTCAAGCTTTGGAATATCGAAGAACACAAGATCAGTCTCGATTTAAAAAAATGGATACTGACTATTGGACCAGATTTGAGAAGAACGTTAAAACTGGAATGGAATCGGCACAAAAAGAATTGGCCGCTGCCATTGAATCAGGAAACGCAGAAGCTCAAGTTGAAGCTAATAAACGGATTGCAACACTTGCATTTGAAAATGCAAAATTGGAACAATCCAAGGAAGCAAAAGAACAGGAAAAACCTGTTCAACTTTCCGACGGTGGAAAATTACCGAAACAAACTCCACAGGAACTTCCTCAACCCGATCCTCAAGCAGAGTCATGGGCGGCTAAAAATGAATGGTTTGGCAAAGATCGAGCCATGACTTTTACTGCTTTTGAACATCATCGAGAACTAGTTGAGCAAGAAGGATATGATCCTAAATCTAGTGACTATTATACGGAAATAGATAAAAGAATAAGAGTTGACTTTCCGCATAAATTTGCTAAAGGTGGAGATGTAGAGCAATCGTCCAAGACCACCAATCAGTTGGTCGCTTCAGCTCAAAGAAGCGTAAAGCCTGGACGCCAAACTGTGAGACTCACTTCTTCACAGGTAGCAATAGCTAAAAAATTAGGAGTGCCACTCGAAGAATATGCGAAACAATTAAAACTCACGAAGGAGGCAAGCATATGAAAAAAGACGATATAAAAGCTTCTCGTGCGAGTCAAACACGGTCAAAGACTGAACGACCAAAAGTGTGGACTCCACCATCATCTCTAGATGCACCCCCTGCACCTGATGGATTCAGGCACAGATGGATACGGTCAGAGAGCTTAGGGTTTCAGGACACTAAGAATATCTCTGGAAGATTAAGATCAGGTTATGAGTTAGTGAGAGCTGACGAATACCCAGATTCTGATTATCCGGTTGTCCATGATGGAAAATACAAGGGGATCATTGGAGTTGGCGGCCTATTGTTGGCTAGGATACCTGAAGAACTCGCGAAGCAAAGAACTGATTATTTTCAGCGTCAAACTGAAGGTCAGACTGAAGCGGTAGATAACGACTTACTGAGGGAACAACATAAGAGTATGCCTATCAATGTTGACAGGCAATCTCGTGTAACCTTCGGTGGTACAAAGAAAAGTTAATTTTTTAACTATTCTCGGGTTAATCCCTATCATCGATTTAAATTAACCGTTTACAGGTAAAACTGTAAACATAAGGAGTAAAACTATGGCTAACAGAAATAGCGCTGGTTTTGGTCTCATTCCTACAAGAGTGCTTGGGCAAACCCCAGCACCTGCAGGATTTGGTCAATACTGGATCGACGCTGGCGATGGTACCGCAATATATAACGGAGAAGCTGTTTACAGCGTAACGGGATCTATATTAGGTGCTCAAGGCTCAGCAACTACTGTAACGTTAGGTGTTTTGCAAGGTGTATTCTACAATGCGGCTACAACTATAAAGCCAACTTGGGTGAATTACTATGCAGGCAGTATTACTCCGGCTAACAGTGAAGATGTCAAAGCGTTTGTTTATGATAATCCTTTTCAAATATATAGATGTGGAACCGATGCAGCAGTAGCAACAACTATTGCTGGGGCTCACGAAAAAATATTTGAAACTTATGGATTCAATACCACTGCAGGAAGTACTGCAACTGGAAAATCATCTGCAACACTAGATATCGGATCAACACACGCAACAAATGATACATGGAAGTTCCTGGGTGTCGCTGAAGATCCTGAAAATGAGGATGTAACAGCAGCTTATTGCTCAGTAAATGTTATTCAGAACTTAAATGAAATCATTGATAGCGCGTAATAGGAGCATATAAACAATGGCAATATCAAGAGCACAGCTAGTCAAAGAACTAGAACCAGGTTTAAATGCACTATTTGGCCTGGAGTACAAACGGTATGAAAATCAGCACGCTGAAATTTATACTGTAGAATCTTCTGACAGAGCTTTCGAAGAGGAAGTTATGTTATCAGGATTCGCTAACGCAGAGGTAAAAGCAGAAGGATCAGGTGTTTCTTTCGACGAAGCACAAGAAACTTACACTGCTCGTTATACTCACGACACAATTGCTTTGGCATTTGCAATCACAGAAGAAGCTATCGAAGATAATCTCTACGATAGACTAGCTTCTAGATACACAAAAGCTTTAGCAAGATCTATGTCCAATGCTAAACAAGTAAAAGCTGCGGCACCTTTGAATAATGGTCTATCTTCGATAGCTACATTCAAAGCAGGTGACACAGTTTCTCTGTTTTCAACTAACCATACAACCGTTAGTGGAACAGCAGTTAAAAATACTTTAACTACGCAAGCAGACTTAAACGAAACATCATTAGAGCAAGGTTTAATCGACATTGCTGGAATGACTGACGAACGTGGATTGAGAGTAGCGGCTAGAGGGATGAAAATGATTGTTCCTTCAGCTAACCAGTTTGCAGCTGAGAGATTGTTAAAATCTCAAGGCAGAACTGGAACAGCAGATAATGATATCAATGCTGTCGTGTCTATGGGAATGATTCCTCAAGGATATAGAGTGAATAATTTCTTAACTGACACAGATAGTTGGTATATTGTTACTGATGTGCCTAACGGTATGAAAATGTTCCAAAGAGCAGCATTAAAAACTGCGATGGAAGGCGATTTCGATACTGGCAACGTTAGATACAAAGCTAGAGAAAGATACTCATTTGGAGTATCCGACTATAGAGGTATCTTCGGCGTTGAAGGTGCGTAATAACTAATTAAATGGGGCGGCCTTAAAATCGCCCCATTTTGAACATAAGGTGAGAATTATGAAAAATTTCCTAGTACAGATACGAGCTTATGGATACTATGCTAAATTTGAAATTTTAGCTGAAGATAACCCTCAATCTATAGAAAAATCAATCCTTGACAAGCTGGGACAAAAGACTGTAAAGTGGGAAAAAGATGGATTTAGTGATTCATTTAGGAACAAATGGATAACCTATGAGGAGGTTATAAATGACCGAAGACCTATACACTATGAAACGGTCCTTGGAACTCGAGTGGCAACAGGAACACCTGAAGGAGGGCAAGTATAATATTAATATGTCTTATATTGATAAAAGAATTCAGGAAATTGTTAAAGAGATTATTGCCAAAGAGTTTGAAGAAGCAACTCGTCTTAAACAAATTAAAGACGCCCAGGCCGAAGTTTCGATAGCCACTTAAGCGCTGTCAAAAATCAACTTTTTACTACAAGATCACTTGCGCCAAATTCAAATTTGGGCTATAGATTAATTACTATACAAATTAATTAGAACGTAGACGAGTATAGTCGACGGCCTAGAGACTACGTTCAGAAACTAGGAGGATTTAATTATGGCAAATACAACGTTTAAAGGTACAGTTAGAGCAGAATCTGGTCTAAAGGTATCTGCACAAACAGCAGGAACCGGAGCGTACACTGATTATTTTACAGTTAGCTCTGCTGGTGTAACAGTTATAACTGGTGCACTAAAAGCTAATGCTTCTCAAAACTGGTTGGGAATTAAAAAATTTCAATCTTTTGTAGGAACTTTGGCTTCAACAGATGCAGCAACTACCGCTTATGGAGATGGTGATGTTCTGTATGAATTAGGAACTTTAGACACAACTGTCCCTTCAGGACATGTTTCAGGTTCTAAATTCTTTATTGATAAAGCATTAGTTGGTATTACCACAGCAGCAGGTCAAACACTTGTTGGTGGATTATCATTAAGTGCTACGTCAGGTACAGCAACTAATGCGGCTGTTTCATCTGGAACAGAAATTGTTGGTGCAGGAGTTACGACTTTTGAACCACAACTTAGTGCAACACAATCTATAACTGAAATAGATGTTAACTTTAATAATACAGCTGGAAATTATCACATTTTCACACCTTATGTGACAGCTGCTATTGCAAGTAAATATTTGTATGCTTTCAGTACAACTGCAGTTAATGCAGATATTACAGCTGGTAGATTTACAGTATTGTTAGAATACACAGTATACTAACAAATTAATTAACTTTAATAGAGCGGGGGCTTCGGCCCCTTCTCTCTAACAGGAGGAAAAATGGCAGACGCAGTAACAAGTCAAACATTATCTGATGGTGATAGAGTCACAGTAATAAAATTAACAAATCTTTCAGATGGTGGTGGAGAAAGTTCAGTAAAAAAAGTTGATGTTTCAGATTTGGCAACTTCATCAAGTAATGGTGCAACCCCTTCAAGAGTTAGCATAACTCAAATCTGGTATGATATTGGAGGAATGAGAGTTTCTTTAGAATGGGCTGCTACAACTAATGTTAATATTTTAACCTTAGGAGGAAGTGCAGCAGCAGGCAATGTTTCAGGACATATGGATTTTAGATCTTTTGGTGGAATTAAAAATACCGAAGCATCTGGTGTCGATGGAGATATTGACTTAACAACTTCAGGGCACACTAACTTAGACCATTATAGTATTATTTTAGAGCTGAAGAAAAAATATACATAGGAGGTAGCAAATGGCTAATACTACTTCTGGAACAGTCACTTTCGACAAGACTTTCGCCGTTGATGAAATTATAGATGAAGCTTATGAACGGATTGGTCTGCAATCTGTTAGTGGATTTCAATTAAAAACAGCAAGAAGAACTTTAAACATTCTTTTTCAAGAATGGGGCAATAGAGGTCTGCACTACTGGGAAGTAGGAGATACTAATATTGATCTTGTTGAAGGTCAGGCTGAATATACTTTTTATAGAGCATCAGGTGATGGAACAAGTTCAACCACAGCAGGTGGAACCAG